TCGCGGGTTCCGGTCACTGAAATTCTGTCGGTCGATCAGGGCGGCACGCTCCTGCAAGCGACCCAATATCAAGTCGACGAGGAGTCCGGGTTGCTGTGGTCGGTAAGCCCCGGAAATATCCCGTGGCACGGCAACTGGATCGGCGGCGCGGTGCGTGTGCAGTTCAAGGCGGGCTATGTGCTACTCGCCACGTTGCCGTATGACCTCGAGCGCGCGGCGAACCTGATGATCAAGAGTGCGTTCTATGCCAAGACGCGCGACCCGACGATTCGGTCGGAGGCCATCCCCGGCGTGATGAGCTTCGACTATGCCTCGGGCGCGGCGAATCTTAACGTGTTCGACGACTCCGAAGTTGGCCGACTGATCTCGCCGTACAAGTTGCCCGCCTATGGTTAGCGTCAATCAAATCCGCGCCAGCTATCGGACGATGCTGGATCAGGCTGGCGAGGACATTGTTGTGCGCCGCTACACCGGCACCGGCACCGACCGGCCGAAGATCGATGTTGTGTGCAGCGCCCGCGTGGTCGGCTACGCGCCACGGGAATTGACCGGCACCATCCAGCAAGGCGACCGGCACATCATCTGCATGGCCGACGATGTGACGGCACCGAACACCGACAGCCCGCCGCAATCGCTGACCCTGCCGCTCAAGACCAGCGACAAGGTCGTGGTGCGGGGCAAGGAATTGCAGATTATCGCGGCCGATGACTCGACGCGCCGGGTCGACGGGATCCTGATCGCCATCGAAATTCAGGCGCGTGGCTAGTTGGCGCTGGCAAACCGCAGTCATTGTGGGTTCGGGTCCGAGTGCAGCAATCGCTGTGCTCAATCGGCGCGTCAGGATCGTTGCAGTCAATGACTCCTGGCGCTTGGTGCCATGGGCCGATGCGGTCTATGCCACCGATGCGCTGTGGTGGATCCATCACAACGGCGTGCCCGAGTTCAAGGGCCAGCGGATAACCGCCTCGCCCTACGCAGCCAAGCTGTTCGGGATCGAGCTTTTCGCACCGGCCGGTGCGACCTCGGGCGTGCGGGCGATCCAACTAGCCGAATACAAAGGGGCCAATCCGATCTTGCTGGTCGGGTTCGAGATGCACCCGCGCGACGGCGTGCACTGGCACCAGCCGCACGGCGGTCGATTGCGCAATCCCGGCGTGGCCGAAATGCGCATCTGGTGTACCGACATGGAGGTGCACGCGCGCAAGTTCGAGCGCCGCGGCACTCGCGTCATCAACTGCACGCCAGGTTCGGCGTTGCGGTGTTTCAAGTTCATGCCATTGGAGCAGGCGCTTGGCAGTCGAGGCGAAGATCGAATCGATAGATCGCGACATCGAGTTGATGCTCGATGGCCTCAAGAATGAGGACGCGCGCGCGCAGTTTGCCGACTATGCCTCGCTGGAAATAGACAACGCGAAAGAGATCAATCGCGCCATTCTCGGCAAGGTGCCGCCGTTCAAAATATTCGTGGACGGACAGGAGGGCGCGACGCTGTCGTCGGTCAAGGCAGACGGCGTCATCGTTGTCGAGTTCGAGCTTGTCACCGATGCACTCAAGGTGATCTCGGACATGCTGCACCAGCACTCACCGACAAAGACCGGCACTTATAAGCGGTCGCATGTTTTGCTTGCCGATGGCGCGGAGGTGGATCCGTCTGGCGCGAACGTTCCACCGGCCGACGAGTACGTGTTTATCAACACCGTGCCGTATGCCCGCCGGATCGAGCGCGGCTCAAGTTCGCAAGCGCCGGATGGCGTCTATCAAGCGGTCGCAATGTTGGCGCGCGGACGCTTCGGCAACATCGCGCGTATCACCTATTCGTTTCGCACTGTCTCAAGCGGAAAGAAATCCGAACGCAATCCGGCTGTGGTCGTTCGACTCAATAGGTAGCTCATGCCCGCACTTCAAGTCGTCGATGCAGTTGACTCCCGCTTGATCAACAATTGGTCGGCGACGCCGATCATTCCATACGATTCATATGACGACCCGCCCGAGGATGCCGAGGCGTTTGTCGTCGTGCAATACCCGGTCGTGTTCGAAGAGAAGCCGCTACTTAGCCGGACGTTCTGGGAACGCGGCGTCATCCGCCTTGTGCTCAACGTTAAGCGCGGCATCGGACAGCGTCAGGGGATCATCTGGTCCGATGGCCTGAAAGCAATCTTTCGCGAAGCAAAGTTCGATGGCGTCCACACGCACGAAGCGGACGGACCCATCGTCGACGACACCGTCGAAAACGGGAATTGGATCAGTTACTCGAACGAGATTCACTATCACTACGAGTTCGTGTCTGCCGTCTACGAACCCGTGAGTGTTTGATCCAACGGCGGCTTGCATAGGAGATGAGAAATGGCTGTCGTAACAGCAAGCGGAACGCAAGTGTTCATCGGTGCGGCGGTGCAGCAGATCGAGGCTGATACTCTTATCGAGTTTCAGGCCATGTCCAATTGGACATTGATCGGCGAGGTGGAAAGCGTCGGTGAGTTCGGCGATCAAGCCAACGACGTGACGTTTGCCAGCCTTGGCGACGCTCGCGTGCGGCACGCCAAGGGCGCTCGCGACGCAGGCACCATGGCGCTCGTCTGCGGCCATGATCCAACCGACGTCGGACAGATCGCCGTCGATGCGGCCGAGCAAACCAAGTCCAACTTTGCTTGGCGGGTGATCCTGCCGGACGCACCGACCGGCACATTCCAGAACACGGTTTATTATTTCCGTGGGCTGGTTGCATCGCGCCGGAAAAACATCGGCAGCAACGACAACATCGTGCGCGTCAATTTCAACGTGCTGGTGAATTCGGAAATCTTTACCGATCTCTCGCACTCGGTCTAATCAACGCCAACGGAGGGCAACACTGATGAAGCTCACGGATGTAAAGGTCGACTCCAATCGCATCGAAGAGGGCGAATGGATTAACAACATTTCTGAATGCCCCGGCTTGCGGCTACGGGTTCGCGGTCAGAGCAATAAGGAATGGCGCAAGTTGCAATCCAAGCTGGTCGAGGCGGTGCCGCGCAAAAAACGGATCAACCGCCTCGACTACGACGAGGGCGAGCGTATCACCAACTCGCTCTTGCTGAATGCCTGCTTGATTGATTGGGATGGACTTACGGACGATGACGGCACCGCCATTCCGTACAGCAAGGAGATGGCGGAAAAGCTCATGACGGATCCAGACTATCGGAAATTCCGTGATGCCGTGCTGACGGCCTCGTCCTTGGTTGGTGAAAAGATTGATGAAGATGTCAAGGACGCATCGGGAAACTTGGTCGCGCTCTCGCTTGGTCCCACAAGTGGGGAGCGCAAACAAAAACTATCCTCGACCGGATAGAGCGCGGTCTAGATGCGCCTGCGGCGTTCTATGACCAACCCGAAATCAATCCGGCGTGGCAGTTCCATTGGGAAGCCTTCAATGAGTTGAGCACCGAGCGGCAAATCGGGATGGGCGTTGGTCCCATACCGCGCTCGGCGATCAAGGACTATGCGGAAGAGTACGACATCGTTGGCGATGCGTTCGACAAGTTCGCGCGCATCATCCGCGCGGTCGATCTTGAATACATGAAGCAAGTCAACTCGTCGTCCCTGAAACCGAGCAAGGATGCAACCGTTCCGGTCGACGACGTCGACGCCGTGCGGGATGTTTTCAACCGCTTGCAAGCGCGTGCTCCAAAGGCAAAGCAACAGAAGCACTGAATGGCAACATCGCTTAATGTCATCCGAACGCTCACGTTGCGAGCGGTCGCGACCGGATTCGAGGCGGCGGCTAGTGCTGCGCGCGGCTTGGCTGGTGCGCAGGATCAAGTTGCGGCGTCGTCGGCCAACCAAACTAAGTCGACGTTGTCGGCTGATGCTGCCTTGCAGAAACTACAGCGACGATATGATCAGGAGGCGCGTGCACAACAGGACTTGGCTAAGGCGCAGCAAACGCTCGAACGTGCGCGTTCGCAGGGATTGATTTCGGCGGCGGAACAAAACCGTTTAATGGCGTTGGCCGTCACGCATCACAACGGCGCGGCCTCGGCCGCAGGCAAGCACTCGCAAGCTCTGCAAGAATTGTCGACCATCAGTCAGGGACTATCTGGCAACCTCGGAACGGTTGGCGGCATCCTGGCGCGAATGGGGCCAGCGGGTTTGGCGATTGCCGCTGGCATTGGCGCGACGGTTGGGATTTTTGCGGCGGCCTCTGTCGCTGCACTAAAATTTGCCGAAGACATGGGCAAGCTTGCCGACACGGCGGAAACCGTCGGCTTGGCCGTTGAGCAGTTGCGGGCGTTGCAAATGGCGGCGGGCGAAGTCGGCGTCAGTTCAGAACAACTCGACACCAATCTCACGAAGTTCACGTCCGTGTTGGGGCAGGTTCGTGACGGCTCACAAAGTGCATACGACAGTTTCAACAGGTTGGGCGCAGGGTTGGGCGACAGCGTGCGCTCGGCAAAGAATGAGGAACAGGCGCTCAACTTAGTTTTTGAAGCCTTGCGAAAGGCCGACACGGCGTCGGCTGCTTTGGGGGCTCGCGAACTGTTCGGCAAAAGCGGCTCCGGCATGGTTCGTCTTGCCAATGCGACGACGACGCTCGATAACCTTGCAAAGAGTATGAATGCGTTGGATGTCATCACAGGCGCGCAAGCCAAATCTTGGGATGATCTCGGCGACCGTATCAATAAAAACATGGCGCTAGCTGGCGCGAACGTCAAAGCATCATTTGCGACTCCGGTGCTTGAGGCACTCGCCGAAGTGTCCAAGGTGATTGTTGAGCTATCGCGGACGTTTCGCCTGATAGGCACTGACGCGCTAGGAAACCTTAACACTTCACCGATTGAAAAATTCCGAGTTGAGTTGCAACTGTTGAATTTGGAGATTCAGACTTTCGGGGCTTTGAAGGCACTAGACAATCTAGCAGAACGATTGGGGCTAGGTGCCAATTTTGCTAGTAACGTCGCAGCGGTCATTAACACGATTAAATTGCTTGCAAGCGCCCTTTTAGATTTGATCAACATCATTGCATCTGTAAGCAGTGCAATGGGCCGATTTGTCGTGTTTGATTTTTCGGGAGCACTCGCTCAAGTAAACTCAGCGCGGGCTTCATTTGCAAATCTCGGGCAGACGGTTGTCGGCTTAAAGAACAATTTTCAAACTGTGTCGGATGCGTCGACAGAAATGGCGGATGAGAACAAAGCTCTAGTTAAGCAGCTTGGTGAAAATAACAAACAATGGCTTAGCTTCGGCAATCAAATGGAAAAGATCGGCGAGATCACACCGCCGGTATCAGCAAAGATCAACGATCTCGGCAAAGCGAATGCTCTTGCTGCCAAAAAGACGAAAGAGCATAAGGAGGAAGTCAGCGACCTTCTGAAAGAATTAGGACAGGTCGCGTCGCAATTAACCTCGTCGCTGGTCGGGGCGTTCCTCAAAGGCGACAACGCGGCCAAGGCGTTGAAGGGCACGCTGCAAAGCATTGCGTCATCGTCGGCGGGCAAGGCTGTCGATAAGCTGGTTACGGGAGATTTTACCGGGGCTGCGATCAGTGGTGCGATCAGCGTCGGGTCCGCAATCGCGAGCTTCCTGTTCGGCAACGACGAGGATGAGAAAAAACAACAAGAGGCGCAGAAGGCAGCGGCGGAAGCTGCGGCGGCTGCGGCTGCGGCCCTGAAACAAGCGCAAGACGCTTTCGCTGGATTGACGAGGCAAATTGCGGACTTCAATGCACTGGCGACCGGAACCGTGATTAGCGATCTGACGAAGTCGCTTGCCGACTTGGAGGATCAGGCCAACCAATTCATGAATACTGCCGCTGCCGCGCATGACGATGCCGCCGTGCAGAACATCGGCAACACCGCTGTGGCTGGCATCATTCGGTTGTTGACGCAGTTCCTTCGTGATGTGCCTGATCTTATCGCGGAGTTTGGCACCGGCACGACCGTCATGGCGGATGCGAAGCAAGCTGTTCGTGACTTGATGGGTAATTTCAGGAGTCTCGACGACGCCATCCTAGAGTTCGGTCGGCGGACAGGTGACACGGTCGGCACGCTGGAGCGTCACACTCAATTGTTGAACCAGTATTTCGAAGCGTTGCTGAAGACACTCGACGCGCCGGTAACGTTGTCCGAGACAGCCACCGAATTCAAGCGATTGAACGCCACGGCGGAAGAGTTGACGGTCGCGCTGGTTGATCTTGGTTTTACCGCAGAGCAAGCTGCGGACATCGTCGACACCAAACTGAATGCGGCGCTCGGTCGCTTGGCTGGCAACTTCCTCGATCCCCTGATCCGAGAAATCAATGCGTTCGTCGGTGCGGATTGGATCAATCAAGCCACCGATCTGTTTGCGCGTGTGAGTCAGTTGAACGCCGATGCCGCAACACTCGGCATCAAGACAACGCTGATCCAGACGTTCTTTGTGTTGGCAGCGCAAGACATCATTAATAAAAATCAATTGGTAGGGTTCTCTTTTCAGGCGCTTGTCAACATGCTCGGGCTGGCCGACGCAGGGTTGCATGAATTCACCAACTCGGTCGAGGATGCTGCCGCAACCCTTGTCCGTTCGGCGCAAGAAATTGCGAGTGCCATTCAGACGAATGAGGATCGGCTGTTCAATGCCATCCATCGCAGCGACTCGCTCGCCGATCAGTTGGCGCGGTTCGATCTGCAGGCACAGCGTGAGCGCGAGGCCGAGATCGCGGCGGGCGGGCAGGCGTTGGCCTCGCTTGAGGCCGCGATCCAGCAAGAGCGGCTGAACCTGATCAACGATTTTCTGCAACAACAACTCGACGCGCAGCAACAGGCAAATGATCAGTCGGCGCAGGAAGCCGAACGGGTGCGCCAGGAGCAGATACAGGCGGCACAGCAAGCCGCCGAGGAACGCGCGCGCGCGATGCAGGAGGCGGTTGACTTCATCCAAGGCCAGGTTCGCAACATTCAAGAGTGGGTCAACAATTTTCTGGCGGGTCAGCAATCGATCTTGCCGCCATCGCAGCAAATGGCCACAGCCCGCGCACACTTCGCGAGCGAGTATGCCTTGGCGCAGAGTGGTAATCGCGACGCGCTGTCGAACATCACGAACAGCGCACAGCAAGTCGTGGACTCGGTGCGTCGTTATTTCGGCTCGTCGACGGCAGGCCAAACGATCATCCAGCAATTGCTTGGATCCTTGGGCACGCTGCCGAGCTTGCTGTCGCCCGAGGAATTCATCGTCGAGAATCTGACGCCACCGATTGACAACGTCAGCACCACGGTCACCACAACCACGTCAACGCAGACGGCCACGCTTGCAGCATTGCTAAACAATTTACGGCTGGCGGTGCAGGCCAACGATCCGCAGGCCATCGCCATCGCATTGCTGCCGTTGTTCGACGGGATCGATACGTCTGGCGATCAGGCGCTATCGTTCAACGAGTTGGTGGCAGCGTTGGGGAGCACGTTCTCGACCGGCACGCTGCAAAGCATCTTTCAGGAACTCGACACGAACGGCGATCAGTTGTTGCAGAAGTCAGAACTGATCAGGCAGGCCGCGCAGAGCACAGCGGTCGAGGTTACGCCTGTCGGTGATATCGAAAACAACACCGATGCGGCAAAGAATCTGTTGCAGACGACCGCGGACCGGATCGCGCAGGGCACGGCCGAAACCTCTCTGTGGCTGTCGCAGATTTGGAACACCTTAGTCACCACTATTCATAACGATCTCCAGCAAATGATTTCGTGGCTGGGTTGGCTTGGTGTGATCGCAGGGTGGGCACCCGGTTCAAGCCACGCCGCAGGCGGTTACATTACCGGCGGCATTCCTGGCCGCGACAGCGTGCACGCCATGCTGACGCCGGGTGAGTTCGTAGTGCGGCAACCTGTGGCCCGGATGTACCCGTGGCTGGAAAACTTTAACGCGACCGGAATGCTGCCCGGCGTCATGTCGATGGGTGCGGCTGCAAACGATAACTCGGTGGTGGTTGCGCTGTCCCGGCTCGAGCGGTCGTTGCTGCGCGGCTTCAAGGCCATGATCGAGACGCAGCTACAAGCCGCTGGCATCGTGGCCGAGCCGATGCGTGAGGCGAACAAGCTCACCCGCACCCGCCGGGGCGAGAAAAAGGTGGCATGATTTTTCTATGCGAATTCGATGTGCACGACGGCACCACGATCTCGACGCTGTATGTCGGGACGCATGGGATCCGTTCGGGACCGAATGACGATCCGCCTAATCAATACTACATGCCGCGGCTGTCGTCGGTCGGTCGAATCGAGCGGTCGATGTTCGGCAACGGTGACGGAGTTAGCAGCGGCACGACCGGCGGCGCGTCGCAAGTTGGCTTCGGCAACATCTCGGTACTTAACGGAACACCCTACGGCGAGACAGAACTGATCGATCATTGGATCGGGTTGGCGTTCCGCTCGCTCACCGTCAAGAGCTTGGTCAGCCACACGCAACCCTATTCGCAGGCGATCACCAGATTCGTCGGGGACATCGAGCAACTGGTTTCGACCAATGCGTTCGAGCACTTCGATCTGATCATCCATGATCGCTTGAAGGACTTGGACAAGCCGATCCTTGTGAACACCTATGGCGGCACAACGATCTCGGGCGGACAAGGCACCGTCGACGGCGACGTCGATCTCACCGATCAAGTCAAACAAAAAATTTGGGGCACGGTTCACAACGTCGCGGCGGTCGCTGTCAATCACTTCGATCTGGTGTGGCAGGTTAGCGACGGCCCTGTGTCATCCATCATCGTCTACGATGGCGGCGTGGTCCTGACCCTGCAAGGCGATGTCGGCACGCTCTCGACCCTGTTCGCCACCAACATTGCGCTCGGCAGTTACATCACTTGCAAATCGCTCGGATTGTTCCGGCTTGGATCGCCCAACATCGGCACGCTGACCGCTGACGTGGTCGAGGGTGCGACCGCTGCCGCTCGAACTGCCGCGCAGATCGCACGGCGTATGGTCGACTGGTTTCAGGATAGCTACCCGGACGCCATGGTCGAGGTGACCGCCGCGGACGTGGCCGCGCTCGACGCAATCAATCCGGCCGAATGTGGCATCCTCGTCACGCAAACCGAGTCGGGGCTGTCGGCTATCATGCGGGTGCTCAATTCAATCGGCGCATGGATGCTGCCGCAAAGCGACAGCGAGTCCATCTTTAATCTTGGGCGGCTCGATCCACCGGACGACGACGGCGATCCGATCTCGTCCTACGATTTCGAGGACAACCTCAAGGGGAATCCCGAGCGGGTCGAGAGTGGCGACGACAGCAAGGGCGTGCCCGCGTGGAAGATCATTGTTAAGTACGATCAGATCGCGACCGTGCAACAGACCGCCGATCTGTTTGGGTTGGTGACCGAGAACGATCCCGTCAGGGTTCAATACCTGGCGCTCGAATGGCGGCAGGCCAGCGTCGAGAACGACGGCATTTTGCAGGTGTGGCCGAATGCTCCGACCATCACGGTCGAGACGCGGTTGCTGACGCAGGCCGCGGCGGCGGCCGAGGCCGCACGGTTGTTCGATCTGTACAGTGTTCAGCGGGACATCTGGAAGATCACCGTACCCATGAGCGACGACCCGGAAGATGATCCCGGCATCGGCGAACTCGTCGAGTTGACGTCACGCGCCGGACGCATGGGATTTGGTCGCGAGATCGGTTCAGGTGAATTGTTTCGCGTGCTCGGTCGCGTCGACGACTTCGACGAGGTGCCCACGCTGGGGTTGACGCTGTATGGGCCGCCGCGTGTGGTCTTCACTCCTGCTCTGCCTGTCTCTCCCCCTGCTCATATTCCTACGGAGTGGGACGGCCGTGCCGTCTTCGGCGGAAGAGGTTTGCTTAGAGTCAATGCCACAGTCGTTACGGCTAGCGATGTCGATGTGAACGCATGGGAGACTGCTGTTGTGGCTGCTGGCGGTTCGGTCAGCACAGCGCGCAAGGCACTGATGTACACCACAGTCAGTGCGTTAAAAACGAAAGGTATTTGGCCGATAGTTGATGGACTGTTGATACTAGCTGCTGAGAACGCGCAGAGTGCATTGATTGATATCAAAACATCAACAGCCGCATCATTGTCGTCAACGCCGCCAACGTTCACGTCTGACCGTGGTTACGCCGGGAACGGCAGCACCTCGTATATCAACACGAATTACAATCCATTCACTCAAGGTGTGAATTTAGTAGTAGCTTCCGCCCACCTTTCAGTGTGGGTTAACACTGATCGTGGCCCCGCCGACCTGATTGCGCTTGGTTCTTATGTTTGGCCGAATACGCTTGATATATGGCCATACCAATCGTCGCTCGGTGCGACCGGTGTCGGTTATCACGTTAATTCGGCAATTGAAATAAGCGCGCTTGCTAACAACTCGTCGCGTGGATTTTTTCTTGCGCAGAGTGACGGTGCTTCATTCCAACAAGTATTTTATAATGGCGTGTCACTGGGTTCGACGGCTAATACCTACGGCTATTTTGGCATTCCAGATCTTCCGCTATTTGTATGCGGGCAGAATAACGGTGGGGGAGTGGCTGGCCCATCGACAGATCAAATTTCAATGGTGAGTTATGGCGGCAAGATGACCAGCACGCAAGCCGCTGATTACTACACTATCATGCGCGCTCACATGACAGCCATCGGTGTGCCGTGATGTTCAGACTCTATCACACCAACCAGATCGATACCGCGACGTTCAGTGGCGGTTCGTGGCAACCGTTGCTGCCGCTCGATAACCTCTATTCGCCAAGCCCGACCCGGCGCGCGCGTTCAGTCGGTGCCACAACGGCCGCCACGCAGTTTCGCGTCTCGATGGCGCAAACGCTGACGGTGCATGGCATACAGATCATTGCCACCAACCTGTCGGCGGCGTCGACCTATCGCATCACTTGGTACACGGACTCCGCATTCACGGCGCAAGACGGAACGACGGGATTCATCACGGTCGGAAGCTCGATTGATTGGGCGAATACGTCGAACTGGCTCGATTGGATGGACGTGGGATTCTGGCTCGGGACCGGCGCGGAGATCGTTGACCCTGACGATCAAGGCGTGGACATCCGGCACAATTTTCCGTCGCCGCAATCCATGCGGTACATCAAAATCGAGTTCGCCGATCCGACCAATGCCGATGGCTTCGTCGAGGTTGGCTATCTCTTTATTGGCGATGTGTTTGTGCCAACCTACAACGTCGCTCCTGATCCAACTTACAATCGAGTGTCGTTGACGACGATGCAGCAAGCAGTCGGTGGCGGGCAGTATTTCAATCGCCGCGGCTCGCGCAAGCGGCTGGTGGTCAATTGGCAACTGTTGCTGCAAGACGAAGTGTTCGGCGAACTCGATCAGATTATTCGCATCCACGACATCGACCGCCCGGTTTATGTGGACCTCGAACCGGACAATATCCTTGCAAGTGGATTCACTACGGCGTTCCTCGCGCGTATGGCGCAGTTGCCAGAGTCGCGCTTGCTTGAGGCGTACATCGAAAACGACACCGGGGCTACTATCGGCTTCGAATTTCAGCAGGTGCTATGATGGCCTTTGATTGGGGCACAGATATCAGCCAGCCCGTCGAGGACGCGATCAATCGTCTCGACGACTACAACTCGTCGCCGTTCAACGCATCGACCAATCCGAAAGGCTTGGCGGGCGGCGGGCACATTACGAACTTTCCGGCGGCGTTGACCGACGCTGCGATCACCGCGAACGGATTCAAATCGTTTGCCGATCTGATGGCGAGCTATGCGGCGGCGGCCTCGACCTCGGCGGGCAATGCGTCGGCCGCCGCGGCCAACCTGTCCGGCACCTCGACGAGCTCGGTGGCGCTCTCGACCGGCCTGAAATCGTTCAGCACACAGTCGGGCAAAACATGGCCTGCGGGCACCTATCTGTTGATCACAAGCGACGCCAACCCGTCGACGCACTACATGGTGTTGCTGGTCACAGCTTACACCGGCTCGTCGTTGTCGGGTACGTCTGTTCTGTTCTCCGGTTCAGGATCGCGCGCTGATTGGACAATCCGAGCGACCGGTGTGCCCGGACGGTTTCCGGGTTTCCCCTATGTCTGGTCGACCGCCACGACCGCATCGGATCCAACCGCCGGAAAAATCAAAGTCAACGCAGCGCCAGGTGCGGCGACCGCGCTCTACATTTCCGAGACGGACGGCGACGGCAATGCGCTCGGTCCGTTGATTGCGACGTGGGATGATTCAACGTCGTCGCCCAAAGCTCGCATTTACATTCAGAACATCACGGCCCCGTCGAACTTCCTCGTGCTCGACGTTGTGTCTAACGTCACCGATAACGGGACGTGGGACACCCTCGCCGTCACCAGTGCCGCCAACGGCGGCACGCTGGCCGATGGCGCGCAGGTTTCCGTCGTTGTGTTTCCGAACGGCAATGCGGGTGCTGCCGGGCCGTCAGGTTCGACCGGTCCGTCAGGTTCTACTGGTCCCGCTGGCCCGACCGGGCCGACCGGCTCGGACGGTTTGAGTGGCCCCGCCGGTCTAGCGGGACCGACGACCGCGCCCGTGTGGTCGTTCGATGCAAGCACGACCGCGGCCGATCCCGGCACGAACAAGTTCCGTTTGAGCAGCGGCACTGTCTCGACGATGGCACCGGGCAGTCTCTACATCAACGAGCTTGGCACCGGCTCCAACGACATGAGCGCGTGGGTCAATACGTGGGACGACTCCACGAATAGCTCGCATCGCGGAACTTTGTTTCTGATCCAAACCAATGACAGCACGAAATATGCAACGTTCACGGTCGGCACCGTCACCGACAACGGCACCTATGACACGGTGGTTCTGAATTACGTTGCTGGTCCCGGCGGGTTCACCGCGGGTGCGGCGATAGCGTTTCAGTTCACCCGAACGGGCAATGCGGGTGCCGGTTCCGGCGACGTGGTTGGCCCGGCGGGCGCGACCAATCTCGGCATTGCGTTGTTTGATGGCGGCACCGGCAAGCTGATCAAATCGTCGGCGGCTGTGGGCGCGCTGGCTTATCTGGCGACGGTCGGTAATGCACAGATCGATGCCGGGGCAGTGTCGCCCACCAACATCGCCACGCAGACTGCAGGGACGGTCCTGGCCAACACGACCGGCGGCACCGCGTCACCCGCCGCCGTCACCATCAACACAACATTCAAGACCGCGCTCGGCCTGACCAAGAGCGACGTCGGCTTGAGCAACGTGGACAACACGGCGGACTCGGCCAAGCCGGTCCCCGCATCGGTCACGACGGCGCTCGGGCTGCGCTCGATAGTCCGGGTGCGCGCGGCGGCAACGACGAACCTTTCGATCCCGGCCGGGATTAACAACGGGGCCAGCGTCGACGGCGTTACGCTGGCGACAGGCAACTTGGTGTTGCTGGCGGGGCAGTCGTCGGCCGGTGAGAATGGCATCTATCTGGTGGCCGCATCCGCGTCTACCCGCCATCCCGACTATGCCGCCTTCAATGATCTAGCTGGATTGCTGGCCATCGTGCAGGAAGGTACCGCCAACGCGGATTCGGTGTGGCTATCGACTGCTAATGCTGGCGGCACGATTGGCTCGTCCCCCGTTCCATTCACGCAGTTCGGCGGGCCGTCAGGAGCGCAGGGGCGCGTTGCGCTGGCATCAGCCGATCAGCCTGCCTTGCAAGCCGCGGTCGGCTTGACGGTTGGTTCCAACGTGCAGGCGTTCGATGCCTTGCTGACGAGCATTGCCGCCGCGCCCATGGTGGCGGATCGCTACCTGTACGGCACCGGCACTGACACGGTGACGCTCGGAACGATCACGACGGCGGGCCGTGCGCTGATCGACGATGCCGACGCCAGTGCGCAGCTAACGACGCTCGGCCTCACTACGTTTTTTAAGACACTGGTCGACGATACTGATGCTTCGACTGTGTTGTCTACGCTCGGCGTCTCGACGTTTATCAAGACGTTGCTCGATGATGCTGACTCGGCGACGGCGCTCGCGACGCTAGGCGTCGTTGGCAAAGAGGCCATCCCGATCCCGGCGGGTGCGCTCGAACCGGCGGCAACCAACGGTCCGTCAAGCGGCGCGCTCACGCTCACAAATCAGAAGTTCATCACGAAGGACTTCGACACGACCACGCAAGAGGCAGCATATTTTGCCTTGAGGATGCCGCAGCAATGGAACGAAGGCACGGTGACGTTCCAGCTTGTGTGGTCCCATGCCGCAACGACGACAAATTTCGGAGCGGTGTTCGAGCTTGCTGCGGTCGCTTGTGGCGACGGCGACGCAGGCGACGCATCGTTCGGCACGGCGGTCACCGTCACCGATACGGGCGGCACCACGAACACAATCTATATCTCGCCCGAGAGTTCGCCGATCACGGTGGCGGGCACGCCGCAGCCCGGCGACTATGTGTTCTTTCGATTGCGCCGCAATCCGGCCGATGGCAGTGACAACCTAGCGGTCGACGCGCGCGTGCACGAACTGACGCTCTACATCAACACCAGCCTAGCGACCGACGTTTAATGTTGATGATGGCTCGCACAGCGAGACTGCGGAAGGGCATCATAACCGGCCCGGACGCGACGATCTTTGGCTTGCAGGCCATCTGGGATACCAACTCGCTGTCGACCTATAGCTTTAGTGCGACCGATCTTGGACCGGCGGCGGCGGACAAATATATTGCCATGTGCTTGATGTTCAACAACGGCAGTTCGATCAATAGCATCGCGTCTGTGATTGTTGGCTCGCAGACTTGTGGTCGTCTTGTGGCGCAAAACGGAACGAATGTCGGTTCTGAAATCTGGATCACGGATGCAGCGTTTCCCGGCACGTCAGCGACGATTGTTGTGACAACCGCAGGCGCAGCATTCACGCGGGTAGTCTGCGTGACGTATCGGCTTAATTTTCTACAATCGCCAAGCCCGCAGTTTTCTAATCATTCTTCCTCTGGATATCCTTATTCGATGTCGCTGGGAATTTCAGCCGGTGGCGTCGGCATCGGTTGCTGCTATACCCGCAATGCCAACACTGGCGGCGGAACGACGTGGGGCGGTTTCAGTGAGGATATCGATCTATTGCTCGGGCCGACAGTCGATAGCTACACATCCGCGCGCACTGTATCTGCCACGTCTGGCACCGGGACGGTGACCATCAGTTCATCTGCGCCGGGCGATGTGAGCGCCGCTTGCTGTGCGAGCTTGCGGTGACGCCATGCTGATGACGGCGCGGACATCGAAGCTGCGGACGCTCACACAAGCCATCGTGCCCGCAACCATTTCCATAGGTGGTGGTGCAAGCGGTACCGGCGGCCCGTTCGTTGCGAATGTTTTCAACGGCGTCGGCATTGGGGCGGCCGCGGCTGATCGGTATATCGTTTCTGTTGTGGCTTTCGATACTGGGGCGGGGGCTGTTGCACTCAGCAATGTTAATATCAACAACAGCAACATCTGTTCGAAGCTTGCTGCTTTCAATCAATCAACGTTCTCGATTGAAATTTGGATCACCAACGCGCCATTCACGACCGGCACGATTGCTGACTTTGTTCCGACTCCTGCAACGGGCGACTTTACTGACATGGTTCTGGCCACATATTCGGTGAGGGGACTCGTTTCTAATTTGATCAGTGGCAGCGCGCAGTCGTCCACGACTTCTGGCGCTGCAATGAGCTTGCCAATTTTGGCTGACGGCGTTGCGATAGGTGGAAGTTACTTGCTGGATGCAGGCAAGCCAGGAACAAATGATGGCTCTGGCTTTACTTGGAGTGGGTTGACTGAGGGCAGAGATAAAAAAGCCCTCAACATCCACGGTGGCGCTGCTGCTATCGCGTCGTCCACAGCCACAACGCTGTCAATCGCATGTACTAAGGGCGGCGGCACCACGTTCGGAGAACTGTGCTGCGCGCTGCGATAAAACTCTCCAGGGGCAAATCTCACTACCCTCACACACAAGGACATCAACCAATGCCACAACAATATCTCGCGTTGATTACCGTGCTCAGTGGCGGCCCCTACCCCGACAACTCTCTGCCGGGACCGCAGCCGCCGCTCGGCATCTGGGGGCCGACCGATCCTCGCCCAACCCCGCCGATCTACATGCCGCCCGCTGGCGGTGGCGGCCCCGTCGATCCCGGTTATTCCCCGCCATGGGCACGGCCGCCCGTTGATCCGGGCTACAGCCCGCCGTGGGCGCGTCCCGGCGGTGGCCCGGTCGATCCTGGCTACTCCCCGCCGTGGGCGCGTCCACGACCGCCGGGACAGCCTACGCACCCGATCTACTATCCGCCCTACCCGGACAACTCGCTACCGGGCGGACAGCCATACCCGGATAATTCCCTGCCCGGACAGCAACCCCGTCCCGATCAAGGGTTGCCGCCGTTCCCGTCGCACCCGATCTACCTGCCACCGGAAGGAGCCCAGCCCCCGCTGGGAATTTGGGGGCCAACCGATCCGAGACCGGGTTACGGCCTGCCTGCTCCGCAGCCGCATCCAGAACACCCGATTGTGCTGCCGCCGGATCTGCCGCCGACTACACCGGAGGGTGGAAAGATTACTTGGAAGGTGGTTTGGACGCCCCAAACCGGATGGGCTGTGATCGGTATTCCGGCCGAGGGCACGTTGGTCCCCACGCCGTCGAAAAAATAATGTGCTAGAACGGGTGCGCCTCGTAAGGGCACCCCCAGAACTACAACAACGGGGAGCACGGTTCAGCCGTGCTCCCCTTCTTTTCATTCTGGAGGGCACGTTATGAAATCCATCACCATCTCGAGCGGCCATGGACTCTATGTGCGTGGCGCATCTTGCTCGCCGATTCCGCCATACCTCGACGAAGTCGATGAAGCTCGTCGCATCGTCGACCGGACGGCTGAATATCTGCGGGCCGCTGGCTGCACCGTGAAAGTTTTCCATGATAATACGAGCAAAGATAAATCTACGAATTTGAACACAATCGTTTCGGCACACAATAAGACCGTGCGCGAATTAGATGTTTCGATTCACCTGAATGCGTATACGAAGACCAGTAAGCCGATGGGCACTGAGTGTCTTTTTAAGACGCAGGAAGCGTTAGCAAAAACTGTTTCGAGTAAGATTGCTAAAGCCGGTGGTTTTTTGGACCGGGGTGGAAAGTACAGAAGTGATCTCAAATTTTTGAATTCGACGACTGCCCCAGCCGTGCTCGCCGAAATCTGTTTTGTGGACTCGAGTCATGACGGCGAGCAATACACCAAGAATTTTGATGCGATCTGCCACGCACTCGCCGAGGCGCTTGCGGGCAAAACAATCGATCAAGGTGTGACGCCACCGAAGCCGGTCGAACCTGGCGAGCCGGACGCACCGCCGCCACCGGCCGAGCGTCCGACCGTGGCTAAGGGTGACAAGGGCGAGCATGTTGAGAGTGTGCAAATTTCCATCGGCTTGATCCCAGATGGCGATTTTGGTGCCGTCACGGAGTCCGGTGTGAAAGGATTCCAAGCTGCCGCCGGGCTGAAAGCTGATGGTGTCGTCGGTCAAAAGACGTGGGCCGAACTCGACTTGTTGGACGAGCGGAAAGGCAATGGCGACGACGGCCTCACCTACGAACAGAGCACGGCGATTGTCGAGATCGCCAACACATCCAAGATCGCCAAATATAAATGGCGCGACCGCGGTGTGGCCCCGGCGGGGTATACCGCAGGCATCGCATTGTGCTTCGCGCTCGCGGTCACTCGCCTCGGATATGCCGACCCGGCGTTCGACGACATGGCGGTGGCCGACCGTGATAACCCGGACAAGGATGCGCTATCGTGGTACGCGGCCGAGTTTAAAAAATTGAACATGGACAATTCGCAGGACGGCGTCGACACGTTGCGGCATCTGTTCGTGATGTTGTTGGGGTTGGGGCTACGCGAATCATCTGGCCGGTACTGCGAAGGGCGAGACATGTCGGCCGAAAACGTGAGCGCGGAAACCGCTGAAACGTCCATGCATCAGACGAGCTACAACATCCGCAGTTCCAACCCGAATGTCGCGGCCTTATTGCAAGAATATTGGGACAACCCGAACGGGTTCTTGGGTACCTTCAGACTCGGCGTGTTCCCTGATTCCAACGATCTCGGCGTGTACGGCTCGGGCGATGGTGCCAAGCATCAGTTTATCAGTCGGTTTGCGCCTGCGTATCACGCATTCGTCACGGCAATCGGAATGAGATACTTGCGGCAACATTGGGGGCCGATCAATCGCCGCGAGGTTGAGCTACGACCGGAAGCGGACGAGATGTTTCAGGCGGTGCAGGATTATCTGTCGGAGAATTCGGCCGAGGCTGGCGTATAATAAGCCATGAACCCCGCCATCCACGAAGAGGTGTCCAAGCAGGTTGGCGGCTTTTTCAAGATTATGGAGATGCAGCCACTAAGCTTGGCCTTGGTGGTAATGAATTTTGCCCTGGTCGCCTTCCTCTTTTACAGCAATTCGCAAGTGCTGACGCAGCGGCAGAATGCGCTCGATCAGATCGTGCGTTGGCAATCGAACAGCGATCAAATGATGGCTTCGTGCGTTAGCATCGAAGTCATGAAATTGGTGGTTGACGCACTCGAGCGCGACCGCTCGCTCTACCGGCAAATGCTGCCGCCGCTAACACCGGGGCAGGAAATTCCACGTCCGGCACCGGCACCGGCACCATTGCCGCCGGGGCTGATGCCGCAAAAGGATAATCCGCTGCAGCATTTGCTGCCGCCGGATCGGCGCACCGAACTAGAAAAGCTTGAGGTGCCTTATGTGGCTAACTGGCCGTCACATCCGCCACTTCCGACACCCCGTCCATCCACAGCACCGCGTGACTCCAAACCCGCCAACGATGGGAACGAATGACATGATCAGGCGCGTTTCGGTTCCCGTCTGGATCTTTGTTGCGTTGATCGCGGCCATGATCGGCGTTGCCGTCATCGGCTATTCAGCCGGGCTGTGGCAAGAGATCGCGCAGTGACCGTTATCCTACTTCGTGCTGCGTGGTGCGTGGGTTTTCTGCACGGCATGATGGGCAAGAGGCGGACGCCGCTGATGTGGTACTCGGTGCTTATGCGAGTCGCTTGGTTCGTTCTGATCGTCGCGGCCGTCACGATTGTTCTGGCGTTGCTGAACCACTAAGCGCGGCAGTCGCCTTCTGTGCCGCGACCTGACCATAAAGCCATTTGTTTTCCGCCCGCAGCCGCTCAATCTCGCGCTGGTCGCACTCGCCTAGGGCGCTCTGCCGCTCGACCAACATCGCGGATTTTTGCCAGCGCCACCTGCAGCCGCTCAATCTCGGCCTCGGCCTCGGCCAATAGAAGCGTCCCTTTGTCAGCGATAGTCCGCACTGTCACGCGCAGCCGCTCAATCTCGGCCACTAGCCCCGTGCGCAAGGACTCGCTCGTCTTGAGCCGACGCCGCTCTAGGTCAAGCTCGGCCTGCAGCCGCTCAATCGTGTCGGCGGCGTCTTTTAAAATCCCGAAGCTGAACCGGCAGTCCTCGTCATCAGAGCTGTTTCGCAGGACAATCCTGCCGCAGCCTGTGCACTCCCATTCATAGGGTCCGCGCAGCCGCTCAACGATATCCGTCATTGGACCGTCCCGTGCGGGTCGTGCTTAACAACGTGAACGGTGTCATCGCATTTTGGGCAACGTAGTTTGTCTCTGGCGATAACCTCGCCATATTTGCCAATCCAGCCGCAACTATCACAGGCAACCGGGCTCTCCATTCGGTCAGGCCGCTCAACGATATCCATCATGCGTCTCCCAGCGCCGTCTTGGCGTACAGGGCTACGTTGGTGCCAATTTCGGGGTCATCCAAGATTGCCTTGAGCGCCGCCCGGAGCCGCTCAATCTCGGCGGCGGCCTCGGCCATGCACCTGTCGGCATCAATGCAGCGCCCGACACCCTGGCGCAGCCGCTCAACGATATCCATCATCTTTCTCCCGGCGCTTCAGCAACCTACAGCAGCACCATGACCGGCAGTCCTCGTCATCAGAGTTGTTTCGCAGGACAATCCTGCCGCAGCCTGTGCACTCCCATTCATAGGGTCCGCGCAGCCGCTCAACGATATCCATCATTTTTGCTCGCGGTCCATCATGAACCTGCTCATCAGCTTCCACTCGCTCCTAATCAGCTTGTCGCCGAGCGCAGCAATGGCTGTATCTGCCATTTGGTGGGCTAGAGTGGCCACGCTGGTGGCCGGGCGCTGGTCTGCAATCTCTTGCAGCGCCGACCGCAGCTTCTCAGTATCGGCAAAACTGCGTACCAATGCCTGTGCCAGACCAGCTAAGGCGCTGCCGAGTTCGTTAATATGTTTCTTGTATGCCGCACTCTCAGCGTCATAACCCGCGTATGTTGCTCGCTGGGCCGCAATCATCTCCCGCAGCCGCTCAATCTCGGCAAGCATTTCGTCATGGAGTGTGGCCTTAATGACATCCATCAGTGCATCCCGCGAATACAGATCCAATCGTTCATCGCTAAATATGCCGGATGATCGTCCGGCACTGGTAGCGGCACAAGCCATATAAACATTTCGTTGTCTTTGTTCCGCGCCAAGAACATCATGCAGTGCTCTAATTTTCCTGGCGCTATCCGCTGCACGTTCGGCACCATGTGGTCCGCTATCAAATACAGTTCGCCGTTTTCGTCGCGGGTTACCACGACTTCTATTTGATACTCTGGATCGGGGTTGACGCGAAAAAACTCCCCGTCTCGGGGAGCGCGAGCGTCAATCTTTTCAAACGGAGGTTCCGTCATGGATATCCTGATCAGCTTTCTCTATCTGCTCCTGCATATCGTGGTCATCGTCCTGATCGCCGCGGTGATTCTGTGGGTTCTGAAATGGCTCGGCATCGGCATCGATCCGCTCGTCTACAAGTGCGGACAAGCCATCGTCGTGTTGCTGATCCTAATCGCCGTGGTCATTTGGCTGTCGGGACTACTCGGCTGGACGAGCTATCGTCTGCCGATGCGTTTCGGAGCGGCACCTGACACGACGCAAGTAGCACAAGCGCCAGGATAGCGACTGTTCTCACCCCGCCGCTCGTTTATCCGTTGGCGGTTGGAACTGTGTGGTCAGGACTTCCCGCCGCTCGCGCATGGACAGCGTGATATCTCGCATTGCGTCAATCGCTTTGCCGACGCGCGCCGAGAACGTTTCGGCGTGCTGCTTGACTTGCTGCGATAGCTGCTCGGCTTCCTCACGCAGCATTTTGCAGACGCCTTCGGCCTGCTGAACCGATAACATGATATCGCGTGAAGCTTGCTCGCTCGATTTCATGACAGCTTCGGTCGTGAGCTTGCCGATCCTGGCACCATCATCCCCCACAAAATCCTCGCGCGACGGAACCTTGAGTGCGGTAACCTCTGCCATTTTTCGCTCCTGTTCATGTGCCGCCAAACTGGCGGCGACCGTCTGTTTGATTTCATCGGTCAACGTGTCGAACGTGTCAGTCATGGTTCCCCGCTAGATGTTCCAGCGTTGCGAGTACCTGCTCCATGCGGTCGATATGAAAGTCCGCCATGTCCTGGCTCATTTTACCGCGGCGAACTAAGCCCGGATACACGCGCTTGCGTAGCATAACCTCGCGCTCGACCTCTTCGATCTGCTGACTTAGCGAGAACCGACGATTAAAATCAGATGTCATTTCTTATCGGCCTCGTCAGCAAGGCCACGAAGCTCGTCGCCCATGGCGTTGAGCTTGGCACGCTCGGCGGGCGTGCGGCCTTTGTAGAATGCGGCCAGCACACTTGCGCCTCGCGTCGCCGCCTCGCGGGCCATATCTTCCAAAGAGAGCACCGCCCCGTCTCCCCTCTCAGGGGTATCGTCAACAGAAGACGGGGCGGCGTCCACCACAGAATCAGGCGTTACACCTGTGGCGGAATCGATGATCTCACCAGTATCGGGATCCACGTGTTCGGGTTGGCGATAGAAACGGTTGTCTGCATCATCCGGGGCATTGGCGCTCCCGGGCGTGTGCATCAGCACGTTCGGTGCGGGCTTCGGTGGCGTCCGTTTCCTATTGATGTCATCGACCTCCGATTCGTCGGAGAAACCCAAACCACTGATCGATAACGTAACGCGACGTTTTGCCTTGGTGATTGCGCGCATCATCGTGTTTGCGCGCAGCGTGCCCTTGAGGCTATCGGGCAGTTCGACGATGCCAACATCTTCATCGGTGCGACCGTCTTTATCTGTTGCCCGGACCCGCACATTCAGCATCCCCAAGCTCACCGTTTGCTGAACGATCTCCACACTGATGTGATGCAATTTGCGCAACTGGTCGGTGGCATCGCGGCGTGCGTAGAGCACCAGTTTCCCGTTGAGCATCAAATACTCGAACGGGCGTGTGTATGGGTTCAGCCCCAGCGATTCGCACGTCTTCATGTAGTAAGACACGCGCTGCTCGGGCGTTAATTTGCTCAGATCGCCGCCCATAATGACGCTCTCGATCACGTCTCCGGTCGGCGTCAGGGGTGATGTTGCCAGCTTGTTATTCATATTTCGTCCTCTGGTACGATTTCCACTGTGCTCGCGGTTAGCGGGCGATTGGCTTTGCCATCCGGTCGATACGGCGCGCGCGCCGACCGCCTGCGGTAGAACAGGAATGCAGAATGCGCGGTCGGAAATCGTTTTGCGCACCAAATGCAATGTGTGAACAAGCCAAATCCCTTACCGTCATTGGCATTGAAATCAAATGCCACAAGAAATTGTCCGGCGATTTCCTCGGGTGTCCATATCCTCATGACGTAAGCCACGGCCTATTCCTCGCGCAGCGACAGGTGCCCAACCCGGTTGCGCGTGATCCGCACGCCGTGGCCGTGGCATTTGTGGGCATCGGCCGGGACCATGGCCTTGAGCAGCTTGCCCGCGTCCTCGTTGCGCTTGGCTGCGTCGTTGGTTGAGATCCATTCCACCGCGTAGTTGCCCCACTCGTTCGAACCGGTCATGTCGTATGTCAATTTGGCATCGACCGGCGATGGGATCGATGGAAGTTCAACCGGCGGCGTGCGCGTGCGAACGCAGTGCATGAACTGTTTGCCGCGTTCAATCATGATATTAATATAGTCGTCGTCACGGCTGATGATTTCGACGATGGGCGCACTGGCCCCGATGATCAGACTAAGTGCGATCTCCCGCGATTCTGTCACCATCATTTGCCATTGCAGTTGCGGCTGATAGCGGTCGATCACGATCTCCAGTGGTTCCCTACCGCCAACGTGCTTGGCCTCGATTGGGCAGTTCATGACGGTCAGCCAGCCGTCGAGCGTGCACGCTGCCCAATCAATGATCGGGTGGATCACGACCTCGCCGCGGCGGTTGACCTCTTCGTGCTGGCGTTCCTCGTACCAATCGAGTTGCAATGCCTCGGTGATCTCGCCCAACCGCACCGCCCAAAGGTGCGAAATGTCCTCGGGCAGTTCGTCGCCAATCATCTCCCGCCATAGCCGATCTGTTTTCTCGCGGTCGCCGGTCATCAGACAACCGATTCGGCTTGCTGTTAACTTGCCCATTCTTCGCGCGATTTGTGCAGCGTTCAGTGCCATTGTGGTTCCCGTGTGTGCAACCCGATCTTGCCACAGCATACACAGGGAGTTCCGGTCGGCAAGGGAAAACTACCAGCGGCTATTTTTTGTTGTTTATTTCTTTCCACCAATCGGCCGCGCCCTCGTCGTCGTCATCGGTGGTCGGGATGTCGTCGGCAGCATCAGATTGGTGTATTTCCGTCTCGATCTGTGCATCGAACGGAATGTCTTTGTATATGAGTTGCACGCCGTGTTCAAAACATACGCGCTGCAGGTAGTGCCAAAATTCGTTGCGCTCGGTATCGTCGGCAGCATCCCATGCTTGCTGTACGGTCGTGCGCGCTGGCCCCGGCGGGCTGAACGGGACGACGTTTGCCCGCACCTCGGAAGGCGCGGGCAGGTCATTATGTCCGGCTCTTCGTCCATCCTGCATCACGTCCCTTCGTTCATGTTTCTTGTTGTTGGTTGCGCACTCTGGGCAGAAGTGTAGGTTAGGCGCGCGGCCGACTTTCCAGTGCCACCGCATGAACAGCTTGCGCATCTGCTCGTTCGATTGGCCGTGGTTTAAATGCTTGGCTTGCTTGCCACACTTGCGGCAAACGATCCTATTATATCGGTCGAAGCCAATGCCATCGGGCTTCACACCCTCGATGATCTCAAACCAAAAACTGTTATCATTGTGTTTTTTCATTCAGCCGCTTCGTCGACCTTGCTGGCAAAGATCGGATCGAGGTTCAGCCGCTTGCGCAGCACTTCATAGAGTACGTCTTTCGGCAGTTTCTTGGTCGAGCGTAGATATTCGTCGACCTTGAGTCCCTTCAATCGCCGGATGAATTTGTCCGGGAAATAGAACTCGTCCTTTGCGGTGCCATCCCAGAAATCGGAATAGGTCGACAGCAGCCAGCACACCGTCAACAGAAACTCAGCCCTAAGATGCGGGCGTGGCTCGTCGCGAGCGCCGGACAGTTGACGGACGGTCCAACATTTATCGATGGCGTCGAAAAACCGGATCATGTTGGTGCGGAGGTTGTCGGGGCCAATCGTTTCCACCAGCGAATCCAACCCTTGCAGCAAGTCGTACACCTTGCTGCTCCTAAGCGCGCCGCTCTTGTGGGCGTGCAGCGCACCGACGATCCGAGCGAATGTGAACCCGGTCATCAGTTCGTGGCGGGTTTTAACTTGATCCCAGCCGACGCGATCTTTCATCGCAAAGGCGTCGTCCTTGTTCAGCGCCACCAGCACGGCCGCGGCTTCGCTTTTCTTTTTCCGGTTGCGCATCAGCACGCTTGCCGAGATGCGAACCTGTGTCGTCCCCAAGCGGCAAAACAGGTCGTTCTCGAATTCCTCGGTTGTGCCTATATAGACTTTGGCTCCAAGCTTGATCTTGAGATCCGGGCGTTCCTTGACCGCCAAGGCAGCGGCGTACAGGCGTTGTCCGCCGTCGATGCAAAAGCACTTGTCGTGCAGGAAGTAGGTTGTTCCTCGCGACGTGCACCGCTGGCCGCGCATTCCGAGCACGATATCGGACATGTTGCCGCCCATGAAATAGCCCGCGATAATCTCGTTGATGTGATTGCCGCTGAATCCCTGCTCGCGCTGATACCAACCAATGTTGATATATTTGAGCGTGGTCTGATCGAGCACGCCGCGCAGAACAAGCTCGTCCTTCACGTCGTCGTCTTCCTCAAGGCTGTAGTTAAGGACGCGGACATCGTTATTATTTGCCATGGTCCGACTCCTTGTGATCAATCGAGTCCATGAGATGGACGACGACTTCCTCGCGCCGTATGCGGTCAATGCTTTTGATCAGATAGGCTAGCAAGTCCTTTTGCTCTTGCGGCGTTGCCGTACTCCATGCCGACACCATGCGCTTGCGCCACGCGCCGATCAGGGTTTGCGGGCCGCTGCGCCGGTTGGTACTCGCAAGCGCGCTGACATCTTTGCCAGCGGCGGCATCCGCGATCAATTGGCGAACGATCTCGGTATGCTCACCCTCCGGTGCTCCGCGATTGAGAACGACCAGTTCATCCATCTCGGGCGCACTGTCGAGCGACGTCCCCTTGATCTTGTTCATCGCCTCTTCGCCGAGCTTCATTGTGCGGAAGTTCGTTTTGCGGTCACGACTCCCCCGCTTTTGCTTGCCAAAAAATGTATTGTCTGATTTCACGGGCGGTGCGGGCTGTATGGGTTGCGCCGGTTTTCGGTAGCGCTCCCGATTCTCAATCCAGATCCTTCGGTACGAACGCAGATGCGTCCCGGTGAGCGCGGCGCGGAGCAGTGTCATATCGGATGCGAGGGCGAGCAATGCGTTGCGGTCGATCCGCGTCCAAAATTCCACGCCGTTCTGTGTCAGCCAATCCTTAAAAGCGACGTCCGGTGATATGGCGTCTTTCGCTTCAAGCATTGCCGCTGCATATTGGATCGAACCCTCGATCCAACTGGTGCGGTCGCCCTTTGCGGCGGCTGTCACGGTGAGATCGTAAGCAGCGATGATGCGGCGCTTTATGGAATCGATCTTGCCATGGCCAGGTTCGATAAACGCAACGACCGACATGGTCGCCCTCCGTTTAATTTTGTGTTGTTTGAAAGCAAAACTTGCCGTAGGCTACACGTCAAATATGACGGCTGGCAAGGGAAAATTTCCGGTGATGGACAAGGGTGTCGAGGCGGCTGTCGAGGCGGCTGGTGGAGTTAGACCGCTGGCCCGGTTGTTGGGGATTTCGCATCAGGCCATAGTCCAATGGGACCGGGTTCCGGCGGCGCGGTTGCTTGAGGTTGAGCGCCTGACTCGAGTACCGCGCGAGGATCTACGGCCCGATCTGTTCAGGCGGGCGCGGCGGGCTACGGCTTGATCGGTGCTTGCACGCATGACCGATGACGATGATCAACCGGATATGTTTGGATCATTCACACGCGCACGTCGCGGTGATCCCGAAACGTCGAAGCTTGCGGCCGAGAAGGTCGCGCAGCGGCTCAACAAGCTACAGCAGCAAGTCCGCGATATCATGCTCGCCCATTCCGAAGGGCTGACCCATTGGGAGATCGAGCATATCTATGGTTGGCACGGCACGACCGCACGGACTCGAGTCAGTGAGCTTGAACAGATGGGTCTGGTCATCAAAGGGCCGACGCCGCGGTTCATCAAGCAATCGCGCGATCCAACCGCGCCGCGGGGCGTGTACTTTGCCATTGAGCACGCTCGCACCAAGCCGTGGTTTAATCTGATTACGCCGATAGCGACGCAGCCGGTTGAACTCCGGTGTGCTCATTGCGGTGACAGCGGCGGGAACTTCGAACACGTTACCCACATCGGTGCACCGAACGGTGGCGTGTCGGTTCATGCAAAATGCCGCTCGGCGTATTTTCAGGAACTAGACAAACGTCCGTTCAAATATTGAGTGCCCCACGGGGGTCGGCTTGAAATTCTATGTCGGCATCGATCATGCTTCGCACGCCGAACATCTCAACCGAGTTTTTATCAGCATCAATACTGTACGCCGTCGCAAAAAGCCGGTCGCAGCCTCGGAATGGATTCTAGACAGCGGGGCATTTCGTGAAATCGAGCAATATGGCTGTTACCGTCACGACCCGGCTGAATATGCTGCTTCGGTTAATCGTTTGGCGGCAATCAATTCCAATCTGATTGCCGCTGTATCGCAAGATTGGATGTGCGAGCCGTTCATGGTCGAGCGCACCGGGCTGTCAGTCGAGGAACACCAGCGGCGCACGATTGAGCGATACGATGCGTTGCTGCCGCTGGTGAACATCTACTTGATGCCGGTGCTGCAAGGATATTCATTGCAGAGTTACCTTGACCACATCGCCCAATATGGCGACCGGCTACAGCCCGGCATGTATGTCGGCGTTGGATCAGTCTGCAAACGCAACGGGGATGTGCGGCAGATCGAGGCAATTCTATCTGCCATCAAGCGAGTGCGGCCGGATTTGCGATTGCATGGCTTCGGCATCAAGGTCACGGCCCTCGGCAGCGGTGTGGTGCGTGATTGCCTCTACAGCGCAGACAGCATGGCGTGGTCGTTCGCTGCTCGCTGGGAAGGACGGAACGCCCACGATTGGCGCGAAGCAAAAGCATACGCTGATCGGATTGAAACGATGCCATTTCAATATGGATGGATGTTCTAAAATGATGTACCGCAAGCGTTCGCTGAACCGGAAATATCCGATAATAGTGGCGCTGCGGGACGTGCGTTTGGCAAAGAAACTTCCCCGCAAGGTCATCGCTTACAAGATGGGATATGATGAAAAGACGCTGGCAAAGTGGGAATGGGGCACCAACCTGCCATCGTTGCAGGCGCTTCACGATTGGTGCGAGGTGCTCGGTATGAAACCAACTATCCGACCACTATGACGTCAATCAGAGTGGTCAGTGCTCCATCTTTCACGGCCGGATCAAAATGCTCGCAACCTTTTTGATTGACGATTAGTTGAAGCCTTTTGATTGCGCGCCAAAGGTCACGAACTTCAATCCCATCGTCTGGATCGGCCCCGCCATCATCGGCAACGGCCCGTGCATCCTCGTCGGTGTCCTCGTCGGTAAGCCGACGCGAAAAACCCTCTTCCTCATTCTCACCCCACCGCGACGCGATGTCGACGACGAGTGCCAAGGCGGCGGCGGTGCTCATATCGTTGATCATGTCATTCGTCCTTGTAGCCTAGCGCGCGCAGCTTGACGCGCAAGGCTTCCATTTCCATCAGATAATTTGTGTTGTCATTCGCGGCGGCGAGCGGTCGAGCCGCTGGCACACTCGGTCGCGTCGCTCGACGCCACCGCCACCAGATCAGGATCCTACGCATCATCGATGTCGTCCCACGTAAGTTCGATTCCCTCAATAAATACATCCCAAGGCATCTTGATCGCTTTTGCCAATGAAACGGCTGTAACCATCAGCATGAAGATGCCGTCAAGTGGTTGCCCTTTGCTGATTTCTTTGATCGCTTTGAGTGTTTCATCGGATCCGGCTTGGATCTGTTTGGTGAGTTTAGCTAGTTCTGCCTTACGCATCTGGTTTCCTCGCGATCAAGTCGGAGATTGCCCGCGCGCTGCAACGGTTGCAGACGTGAACATCGCCGATCTTGTAAACGTGGTAAGGCAGCGCCGGAATGACGTGCTTGCATTCGAGCACGACGTTGCTGCCGCCCGTCTGCTTGGTGAGGCCGACGATCAGCCGGAACACACCGGGCGGTTCGTCGTAATCGGAATCGATGTCGATCATAACCATCCCCGCATGATTGCCGCCCATGCCGCGATGTTGGCGAGGACGAGCGCGAGCGCGATCAGTTCGAGCACGGCGCTGGCTTGGCGTTGCATTGTGGTATCCCCCATTCAGAACGGTAAGTCGTCGTTCATGTCGCCTTCGACGGCACCGCCGCCCGAGCCGATGATCACCTCGCCGTTGTACTTGAGCTTGCGCGAGGCCGGATTGAGCAACCGTTTGCGTTGGTCGGTGAGTTTTTTCAGTTCGTTGGCGGCGCGGAACAACTTGCGCTGCCACCGTTCGATGGCCTCGGCGTTGGCCTGTAGCTTGGTTTGGCGCTGCTCGACGCGCATATCGGGTTTGTTCATCATCGCACCTTAGCTTTTGCTCGCCGCAGATCGGCGATCAGCCGCACCTCGTCGACTCCGTACAGATCGCGCACCATGCCAGCGGTTACACAGATGATCGGCTCGGCATCGTCGAGCCAATATGTATCGTCGTTGTAGGCGATCCATTCGACCGCCTCGCGATATCCGGGGCGCTTCATCGCGGCACCTCTTCGCTTTCGCAATGGTCTGGATAGCCGACCCAATGCGGAAGGCATCGACGCATCGTCGGATGCGATTTGCGGCTCGGGCTTTTGCCAAACACGTTAGGAATGAACCGCCAGCCGTTCTCGTTTTGCGTGGCGTGCCCAAGGATGTAACGGGAGCCGTCGTTTAGCTTGCGGATGAAACGATAGGTTGTCATCACCGCACCCAAAAGTGACGCTCGCGCGAGTAGCCGCGCAGGGCCATGCATTCCTGAATGATAAAGCCTTGTTGGCTTTCGGGGCCGGATGAGAACCTTGATTGATACCGGCATTCGTCGAAGTTGCGGTTCGTCTGATCGGCCGATGAACCGGGGCGCTTCCACGCTTCGGCGACCGTGTTGCAGCCAGCGAGCGACACCGCGAACGCGGCGATGGTGATGATCCTTAACATCGTCCTAGTCCCCCATTTGTTGACGCGACAGGTATAGCTTGCCGCTCGTCTGGTGTCAAGTTTTACTTGCCAGTGGGATCAATGGGATGTCGGGGACAGCGCCCGCGCCGGGTTGACGGAACCGGGCCGAATCGGGAACGTTGTGCGAGCGCCGGGACAGCGGTTTGATCCACCGTTGCCTCACCACAGCAGTCCGCCCTAGTCCGTCGCACTGCCGAGGCTTACCGGCATCCCTTTACGCCAGACTAGGGGCCGATCCGCCGTGAAATGGTACAAGCGCGACCCGGATGCGGCCCTTATCGGTTTTCGCGGCTTAAGCCACGACGAAAAATCAGCCTACGGCACAATCATTGATTTGCTTTACAGCCGTGACGGGGACGTTCCCGACGACGAGCGGTTGCTGTGCGTTCACATCGAGTGTCGCCCGCAATGGTGGCGACGGGTGCGCGCTGCGCTCATAGCGAAAGGTAAAATTTGGGCGACCGCAGAAGGTAAACTCATGGCAAACCGGGTCGAAACTACCCTGAAAGAGGCGGCAAACTTCGGCCAAACTCAAGCTAAACGGGCAAGACAAGGGTGGGTTTCAAAGAAAAACCCAAGTGGAAACAACGGCCCAGCAGTGCCTACAGGCAATGCCAATACAACCACAACCACATCTACAGATATAGAAGCAAGAGCTTCTATATCGCCCGAAAGTGTAGCTACCGCACCGCAACCCAAAAAACGCGTGCAGCGCACCAAGCGCGCCAAGACGTCCCAGCCCGACGACTGGCACCCCGAGATCGCGCCGACCGACGCAACCGAGTTCGGACGGTTCACCGACTACTGCAAAGCGAACGGCCGCCTATACGCCGATTGGGATGCGGCTTGGCGGAACTGGAAATCATCCCCGTATCGAAATGCTGGAGGGCACAATGGACAAGGACGACGACACGGGTCAGTACTGGACGCGGCCGACCGCCTCGAAGCAAAGCTCAACGCCCAAGGATCATTTGCCGATCTCTACGTCCCCGGATCGAGCGGGCCAACACCGCTCCGATTGGATCAGGAAGTGCGCCCTCCAAATCTTCGGGTCATACCGAAAAGATGATTTTGCGGATCCAGACAGCTACCTCGTTCAACTCGGCATGGTGCTCGAACGATACGACGACGCAACCATTCGGGCTGTGACGTCGCCCGTCACCGGCATTCAAAGGTCGTGCAAATTTCCACCAAGCATCGCCGAGTTTGTGGAATTCATCGACGAGCACATTCGCCGAGCAAGCTTCGCTCAAAGCTACGACGCACATTCGGCTGATCAACTGCGCGAGCGTGAACAGATCGAACGCGAAGCCGTGCACGAAACACTCGAGCATCGCCGCGCAGCCGCCGAACGGATCCTTGCCGAGTACAAGGCGCAGCTAACACCGGAGACAAAACCGAAGCGGCCGACATGGCAACGCCTATCCGACGACGACCTGCGTGCGGCTTACCCGCCCAAGCCATGAGCATAAACATCTTGATCGAGCATACGCTCGCCATGCAGAAGCTTAATCAGTTCCGCCGCCATCCTGATTGGCACAAGGCGTTCGAACAGGTGCTTGCGTCTGGACGCTTTCTCACGACGTTCCCTGACGGCACCCGCGGCATTCTACAGAAAAATCTCTTGGCTTTGAGTGATGCGGTGGATCAACAATTCATCGACAACAACATTCGCAGCGACCGCGTGACTGCACCATGAGCACTCAAACCAAGATCGGCGATTGGTACTTCTCGGTGTACCACGGCAAGAACGGTTTCATCGCATTTGCATCGGTGAACGAGGACGCCGGACCGCAGAACTTCGAAGGGTGCGAAGCAATCTTCGCGCTTGGCGAGACACCCGACGACGCGATGCACAAGCTGTGCACGCAAATGCGCGAGCAAGGGCTGATCAAGGTGGGATATCACTGATGCCCGAGACGTTCCTCGACCGGATCGATCTGCATTGCGGCGACTGTCTCGCCGTGCTCGCAACCCTGCCCGATAACTCGATTGACTCGTGCGTGACCGATCCGCCGTATCACCTCACGTCCATCGTCAAGCGATTTGGATCCGACGACGCAGCACCGCCGAAGGAATACACATCGGCACCCTACGGCGGCAACTTTCCGTATCGAGACAGCGGTGGCGGCACGGGCGCAGCGTTCGCGCGAATGTCGAAAGGCTTCATGGGAAAAGTTTGGGACGGTGGCGACATCGCATTTCGTCCCGAGGTGTGGATGCAAATCTTTCGCGTGCTCAAACCTGGCGGCTACGTGCTCGCGTTCGGTGGCACGCGCACCTATCACCGCATGGCGTGCGCAATCGAGGACGCGGGCTTCGACGTGCGCGACATGATCAGTTGGATCTACGGCAGCGGATTTCCGAAGTCGCATGACGTGAGCAAGGGCATTGACCGCGCGGCGGGAGCGGAGCGCATCTCGCTTGGCCGCGCCAATGGCGCAGGATCGTCCAACACCGAAAGTCTGGGTGTCTTTCAACCGAAATATGAAGCTACCGCGCCAGCCACCGACGCCGCCCGCGAATGGGAAGGCTGGGGCACGGCGCTCAAGCCCGCGCTTGAACCGATCTGCATGGCGCGGAAACCGTTGAGCGAGGGCACCGTCGCAGCCAACGTGCTCGAGCACGGCACGGGCGCGATCAACGTGGATGGATGCAGGGTTGTGTCATGGGAACAAGAGGACGCTACTTATTGTTCGTGTGCCGAGCGTGCGGATGTATTCAGGAAAACAGGCGTACCGGGAACAAAGGAATCTTCTGCGATAAAGCGTGTCGAGCCGATTTTGAACGGCGACCAAAAGACAATCCCGGTCGATATCGTCACAACGGATATTGGATGTTGCGATGGATTGAAAACGGAAAATATCGGCACGAGTTCGAGCACAGACGAATATGGAAAAACGCTAACGGGCCGATCCCAGACGGATACGAAATCCACCACGTCAATGGACGAAAAACAGACAACCGCATCGAGAATTTGCAGTGTTTGCGGCGGTATGATCACGCCCAACAACACCGACTCTACCACACACGAGAGGACGATCTCGCAGCCCGACGAATTGCAGCCAAGCAATCACGCGACAAGCGACGGCTCGATCCTGAATGGGTTGAAAAAGAACGAGCGCGAGGCCGCGAGAAACACAATCGCCTCAAAGGGAAGGTGGCCAAGTAATTTGATCCACGACGGCAGCGAGGAAGTCGTGGCGGCGTTTCCTGATAGCGACGGACAGCAAGGCGCGGTAACAGGATCAGAACCAAGCGCAAAGACCGCGACGGTATGGGGATCAATGCATCGTGTCCCCGGCGACTCTCGCGAGCCGCGAAACGACTCCGGCTCCGCCGCCCGCTTCTTCTATTCGGCCAAGGCCGACGCCGACGACCGCATCGGATCCAAACATCCCACGGTCAAGCCCGTCGATCTCATGCAATACCTCGTCCGCCTGATCACACCGCCGCACGGCACCGTCATCGATCCGTTCGCCGGAACCGGCACCACAGGCGAAGCCGCATGGCGCGAAGGAATGCACGCCGTGTTGATCGAGGCCGAGCCAGAATATCAGAACGACATCCGCCGCCGCATGAAGCTGTGCATGGCCGGACCCGACGAGCGGCTGCGTGAATCGATCAAGGCAAAAAACTTGCCGTATGATCCCGGTCCGTTATTTGGATCGCCCGGTTTGAAAGGCGAGGGTCGGCAGATATACGGTAAGTATGCCGACCAAAATCCACGCACGGATGCGTGGGATGAGATGTGGGCGAAGCCGTTTGATTTTTCTGCGGAGCCGAAAGGCAACCCCGGATGACCCAACCGTTCTGGGCTGTCTGCCAAGTTGAGTCTCGCCGCGAACCATTCGTGCGCATGTTGCTCGAACTCGCCGACTTCGAAACCTACATGCCGTTGATTCGGGTTCGGCATCAAATGATCCGCTACCGAACCTCGTTGTTGTTCCCGAGCTACATCTTCGTAAAAATTCAGGACGATTGTTGGTACGACGTTCTTTGGACGCCGCGAGTCATCCGCCTGATCATGTCCGGTGATCGACCGGCAAAACTGCCGATCAACGCAGTCGAACAACTCCAACGCAAAACCACACGGGACGGATTCGTGAAATTACCCTCGAAACCCTCGATCCGCCTCGGCGACAAGGTCCGAATCCTGCACGGCCACTTCGCCGGTCACCTCGGGATCTTCGACGGCCAATCCGCCCATGAGCGCCAGCGGATCTTGCTGGATCTGCTCGGACAGAAAATCGCGGTCGAAATGCCTTCCGGTCACGTCGAGCCGCTAGATGTTGCGTCAAATCGCAAGTTCCCGTAATAAACAACCCCACGGGTTGCGATTCCAAGAATCTCGTAAGCTTTTGTTTTCAGCGAGGAAACGCCCGAAAACACGGCGTTTTCTGCGCGCAGCGCGTTGATTCCGTTGGGGTTTTGTTGGGCTTTCCCCTAACGGAATCACAGGTGCCGAGCACTCCCCGCAGGCAATGTCCCCCCATGAACCCGCAACAGGGTGCTCGGTACTTCCTCAAATGCGACCCATGGGTCGGAAATGCGAAGCACCGCTTCGCTATTGGCCCGTCCCAAATAGGGGGGTGGGTATGCTCCCCGTTAATTCCAATAGGCCGATTTGCCCCAGCGCGGGCCACTGGTGCGCTAATCGGGGTAGGGGTAGCCAGGGGTAGCGGGTACTAGGGGCCACGCTACAGGCGGCTTTCCCTGCCTGTCCCTTGGTGGTTCATGGTGGCACAGCTACCCGTGGTGGTAGGGTCCAACCCGAGTGGCTATCTATATTTAATTATCTAATTGATAAATACATTTGGGATTCCAAATAGATAAACCAAAAAGAAATTAAATCAGGTTAGCATTTTCATTTCAGTTGATCGCCGATCTCAATCCCACGTGCTGCCCCGCAGGCACCCCCCCTAGGGGCGCTAATCCCAATCGGAGAGATTGAATCTTGCCAATCAAATTGGACCCACGGGACAATGCCCACCGCCGGGGCTACACCCATACGTGGGAAGCTCAGACGGCAGCATACCGCAAGCAGCACCCCCACTGCACCGGATGTGCCGCAATGGGCATCGTCCACAGAACCGAGTGCATCGATCATATCATCCCCCATAAGGGCGATAAGCTATTGTTCTGGAACAAAAACAATTGGCAACCGTCTTGTAACTGGCACCACAACTCGATCAAACCCGAACTCGAACGGCGGTGGTTCGATAAGCTGATCCCCGCAGCCGAGCTTGTTCTATCCAGTCCGACCGCCGTGCAGGTTTCGCGCGAACGATACAAGCCGACCATCGGTGTCGACGGCTGGCCCGTGAAACATGTTTCACGTGAAACATAGTTCGCATCGAGGTTGCGGAAAAATTTCTAACCCGTTGAAGTTCAAAAACTTCGAGGGGGGGGTGGAAAAAAAGAAAAAATTTCGATGGGGGAAACGAC